GCTGCTAATGATCCAGGAACTTTAGCTATAGCTCCAGGAACAAATTCAATAAGCACTGATAGTCCAACAGGGGATAAAATCTGTACTTTTACAGTGGACGGAAGTTTAAGTTTTTAACATGGCTCACTTTGCAGAATTAGATGAAAATAATGTGGTATTAAGAGTTACCTGTGTAGGTGATGATGAAGTTGCTTATAATGGTGATCCTGCAGGAGAAGCCTATTGTAAAAATTTATTAGGTGGAACATGGAAACAAACATCTTACAATACAAGAAATGGTGTTCATTATGACCCAAATACTTGGACGCCAAGTGCAGATCAATCACTAGCTTTTAGATGGAATTATGCTGGTCCAGGTTTCACATATGATGCAGTAAATGATGTATTTTATGCTCCCCAACCTTTTCCTTCTTGGACTTTAGATGATCAATATGTATGGCAGGCGCCAGTGGCTAAACCTACCGTTGTAGTAGATGGAAATGGAGATCTAATAGAATATAATTGGGATGAAGTTAACCAACGATGGGAAGGTAATCCTATTGTTAATGATGTAATAGACCCAAGTGTCACATACATATGGAATCCTGCCACTTCATCTTGGAATTAATTTAGCTCTAGACTTTCTTAAAAAATCCTATATAAAGTAATGACGAAAGAATTCGTTATGGAATTAAGAAATAAATATTATTATTTTACAGAAGCCTTATCAACAAGGTTTTGTAATGATGTTATTGATTTTGCTTTAAAGCAAAAATACAAAGATGCTGTAGTGGGTAAGAAACATTTAGAAAAATATTCTAAAAAAGAATTAAAAGAAGTAAAGAAAAATACTCGAGATTCTAAAATAACATGGCTTCAAGAACCTTGGATGTATAGAGAAATAAAACCTTATCTTGAAGATGCTAATAGATTAGCAAATTGGAATTTTGATTTTGACTGGATAGAATCTTTACAATTTACTAAATATGCTAAAAATCAATTTTATACTTGGCACACAGATTCTTTTCCTGATAGCTATAAAAGTTCTTCACCTACTTATAATAATAAAATAAGAAAACTTTCTTTTATATGTCAATTAAGTAATCCCAATAAATATAAGGGAGGTGAAGTAGATTTTGTAATTCCTAAAATGGATAAAACTAAACTAACATTTAGTGCATATCAATTAAAAGAAATCATACCACAAGGTTCTATTGTAGTTTTTCCTTCATTTGTGTGGCATAGAGTTAAACCGGTAACGAAAGGAGTAAGACATTCATTAGTCTCATGGGCTCTTGGATATCCATTTAAATGAAAAATTTTATTTTATGTAAAGAAGTTATTAATAAGGAAATGGCTTTATATTTATATGATTATTTATTATTAAAAAGACAATCGTTTAGAACCCTATTTAATAAAAAATTAATTTCTTCTAAAAATTATGATTGGGGTCAATGGGGAGATGAACAGGTTCCTAATTCTTATTCTGTTTATGGAGATCTATCCTTAGATTTATTATTATCTAAAGTAAAACCTTTCATGGAAAAAAAGATAGGTGTAAAATTAATTGAAACTTATTCCTACGCAAGAGTATATAAAAAAGGGGACATTTTAAAAAAGCATAAAGACAGAATTAGTTGTCAAATATCTGCTACTATGAATTTAGGTGGTGATTTATGGCCCATACACTTACAAACACCTAATAAAAAAATAACAAGTATTACTTTAAATCCTGGTGATATGTTAATTTATAGAGGAGATAAACTTTATCATTGGAGAGATGAATTTGAAGGAAATTACTGTGGTCAAGTTTTTTTACATTATAATAATATTAAAAACACTAAAAATAAATTTGATGGAAGAATTCATTTAGGTCTTCCAGGTGGAATAGTAGACGATGCTAAATAAACAAGCCGTCATATATCCTTTATTTGCTTCCCCTGTAATGGAGTTGAAAGTAGACGTAGACGCAAAAAAAATGTTAAGTTATATAAAAAAAACAAAATATAGAACAACTAAACTTGCTGACGGCTGCCATCAATCTTTTTCTAATAAAATTTTAGAAGATAAAATTTTGGAAAAAGAAAAATTAATTTTAATGAATGCTGTAAGATATTATTTAAAAACTGTATTTCATTATAGTGGTAAATTTAAAATGGGTAATTCTTGGTTAACAAAAACCTTTCCAAAGTGTGAGTCTCAAATTCATTGTCATAAAAATAATTGGATAAGTGCGTGTTATTACCCAGAAGAAAATAAGGGATTTAAAATTTCTTTTATTAGGGGAAGTGCGGTTCCTTTTATTGATGTAGATTACGATGATTATGATAGTATTTATTCCTGTGAAAGATTTAACCTGGTTCCTAAAAAAGAGGGTCTTGTAATTTTTCCTAGCTACGTGCAACATAGAATAAGTAAAAATTTATCTAATAAAAATAGATATTCCTTAGCATTTAACATTAATCCAATAGGACATTTTAAAAAAGGATCAGACGGAGAGGTAATTTATGATTGAAAAATATGAAAAAGAAATAGCAGAACTAAAAGAATTGCTAGACATGGAGAAACAAGTTAAAAAATCAGAAGTAGTTTTAAATGGAGAACTTAAACAATATAATTTAAAATTACAATTAGCTATTGAAACTCAAAGCAAAATCATTAGTGAATATGCTGATAAGATAACTCAACTAAAACAACACATAGAAAAACTTACTTCATAGGTTGTGAATACAGTTAAAAAAATAATTATTGTAGGAGGGGGAAGTGCGGGTTGGATGACGGCTGCTACTTTAATAAAAACTTTTCCTAATAAAAACATAACTGTTATTGAATCTCCTAACATTTCTACTGTGGGTGTAGGTGAAAGCACCATTCAGGGAATAAAGTTTTGGACTAAATACTTAGGTATAGAAGACAAACAGTTTTTAAAACATACGGATGGAATATATAAATTAAGCATACGGTTTACTGATTTTTATAAAAAAGGGGAATACTTTCATTATCCTTTTGGAGAACCTTTTACTGAGGGTAATACTGCTGAACTTAATGATTGGTGGTTTAAAAAATTTTTATACCCTAAAACACCCAAACATGATTATGCTGATTGTCATTTTCCAAATATGGCGTGCATTAATAATAATAAATTTTCTTATGATGCTTCTGATCACATTCCCTTTGATTTTGATAAAAGCGTTGCATATCACTTTGATGCAACTAAATTTGCCATATGGTTACGAGACACTTACTGTATACCTAAAGGAGTAAGACATATTAAAGAAGATGTTGTAACCATAGAACAAAATAAAGAGGGCATTGTTTCCTTGAATAAAAAACATAAAGGAGATCTATATGTAGACTGTACCGGTTTTAAGTCTTTACTGTTAGGTCAAACTTTAAAAGAGCCCTTTGATTCTTATGGTGAAAGATTACCTAATGATTCAGCATGGGCTACTAGAATTAAATACAAAGATAAAGAAAAACAATTAGTTCCTTATACTAATTGTACAGCCATAGAGAATGGTTGGGTATGGAACATTCCTTTATGGAGTAGAATAGGAACTGGTTATGTATATTCTTCTAAATACGTAGATGATGAAACAGCTTTAAAACAATTTAAAAAGTTTTTAAAAACAGATGAATTAGATTTTAAAAACATAAAAATGAAGGTGGGTATTCATAAAAGACTATGGGTTAAAAATGTCTGTGCCATAGGTTTATCAGCAGGATTCATAGAACCTTTGGAAAGTAATGGATTATTTTCCGTCCATGAATTTTTAATGAAATTAGTAAGAACTTTAAACAGAGGAAAGATTTCTCAATGGGATAAGGATAACTTTACTTTTCAATGTAAATTATTATTTGATAATTTTTCTCAATTTGTAGCCATGCATTATGCCTTATCTCAAAGAACAGATACTCCTTATTGGAAGGATAACTTTAATAAACAATGGTCTTTAGACTTATTGAATTTAAAAAAAGATCTTACAACTGGGTTTGTTGAAAACGCCATTAATAGGAATTCTTTTTTTCACTATGCTAAAGATGCTGGCCTTCATTGCATAGCTGCGGGAATGAATTGGCCTCCTACTGATTTAGAAACCTTAATGTATCTTAACCATATGAATAAAGAACAATTTATGGACCACTACCAATCTTTTATAAAAAGATTAAATACCAGGAAAGAAACTTGGAATAAAGATGTTCAATCCTTACCTTCTTTTTATGACTTCATGAAAGAAGATGTTTATGAACAACATTAAAACTTAAAGAAATTCGCTCTTCTTTTTTATTTAAATTAGATCTTACTAGATGTTCTGCCCATGAGGGAAACAACAATAATTTTCCTTCTTCAGGTACGAAATGATAGACGGAAGAGTTATGAGAATTGTGACCTATCATTTTAGATGGATGCCAATCATACTCTAGATTAAGAGAAGGGTTCCTGAACAATAAATCTCCACAATCTTTTGGAGCGTTAAGAAAATAGACTCCAGAAATAATACAATACTGATGAAGATGAACTTCATTATGATCTTTATAGCCATTAACGTTAGCTTCTAAAGTACGAATAGAATATTCTCCTGGTTTAAATAAACATCGTTTGGCATATTCAATAATGCCTTTAGTAACATGATCCATAATAGGTTTAAAAATAGGATCTTTAGAGCTTAATTCTTTACTCTTCCAGCCTCCTTTATTACTTATAAAGCTGCCCTTACTTTTCTTCTGCATAGATTTAATGTGTTTAATAATCTTTTTATTATCTATGCCTAAATTATATTCAATAATAGGAATGGCAAAAATATCATTATAAAATTTCATATTTCTATCTTTTAGGTATATTATATTTTATAATGAAATTTGTCAATCTACTCTCAGCTGTAAACTACCCTACTTCTAATCAACAGAAACAAGAACTATGGGATGTTGAAGGTATCATTAAAAAGCATAGTAATCAAAAATTTAAATTTGATTTAAGACCTTTAAAAAATAATATTAAAAAAGGGTTCTTTAAAACCAAGGCTGATAAAATGGTTTTTGATATAAAAGATCGATATATAGTGGTTGATGTAGAAGAGTTACATGAATATTTAAAAGATAAAGAGCTAAAAATGGTCTATCTAGAAGAGTTGATATCTAAATTAGACTGGAATATAATACTGTTAAAAATTTAAAAAGCTAATATAATGGGTCTTTATGTTACAGAAAATAGGATTTTTACCTGGTTTTAACAAACAAATTACACCTACAGGAGCCGAAGCACAATGGACGGGTGGAGAAAATGTTCGTTTTAGGTATGGTACTCCTGAAAAAGTAGGTGGTTGGTCTTCCCTAGGTGATAAGAAATTAACGGGTCCCACACGTGCTATTCATCACATGGTCAATAAAGATGGTATTAAATATTCTATCTTAGGAACCAATAGAATTTTATATGCTTATTCTGGAGGAGTTTATTATGACATTCATCCTTTAGTTAATCCATCAGGAACTGCTATTACAAATGCATTCACCACGACTAATGGTGATGCAACCGTTACTTTAACTTTTTCATCAGCACATAAATTTGTAACCGGAGACATTATTTTATTCGGAGATTCTTCTACATTTAGTTCTATTACTGATTCAAATTTTGGTGCATCTGATTTTTGTGATAAAAAATTTATGGTTACTTCTGTGCCTACTACAACTACACTTACAATTGAAGCAGAATCTACAGAATCAGGATCGGGCGCAAGCGAATCAGGAGGAATTACTTATTATAGATATTACCACGTAGGTCCAGCTGATCAGGTTGGAGTTTATGGTTGGGGCATATCTCAATTTGGTGGTACGGTTACTAACCCTCAAACTAATACTTTAGATGGAGCTTTAGGAGATAACGTTTATGGAACGGGTGGATCAGGAACCAGCATTGTTTTAGATTCCGTTACGGGATTTCCAACAACGGGTACGAATTACATCTTAGTTGGCACCGAAGAAATTTCTTATACAGGAGTTTCAGGAACTACAACTTTAACAGGAATTACAAGAGCAGTTAGGGGAACTACAAGAGCAGCTCATTCTGATGGTGCAACAGTTACTAATACCAGTGACTATGCAGCATGGGGTCAAGCAGCAGCGTCCACGGACAAAGTTGCAGAACCTGGTTTATGGTCATTAGATAATTTAGGAGGTACTTTAGTTGCCTTAATTTGTAATGGATCTGT